CTGACGATAGTCAGTGAGCATGTCTTCTTAGGTATAGTATATACTATATACTATATTATATAGTATACTATCTATTACTACTATAGTAGTTACTATAGTATCTATATTACTATACTACCTATATTAGGAATTAATTACATGATACCTATGTTATGTATATCTTGTCAGCAGAATCATGGTGTTAGAGGTCTATTCCATGCTAGAGACTTAGATACTCCATGTCCTGTGTGTCGCAAGGAATGCAAACCAGCAGCGATTATCCACCTAGCAATCCCCTCTTCTTCCCAGGAAGCTCACCCAATGCTCAAGGGTGACCAAGGCTTTATGGGTGTTCCCTCTTCTCCCAGGAAAATCGCGTGTGGGTTTGGCCCACGACTTCCCAGAAATTTGACGACTTTGCCAGAAGCCGCTACATGCTATGCATGCCTCCAGGCACTTGAAGATTCTGAAACATCACCCGTCAATACGGAGACTCTTGAATGAGTTTTATCGCAGGTACATACAGTGCAACCTACAACAGTTTAGACCTCGGCATCATCGAAGATGGGTTCACCATCGAGTGGACTTCCAGAGCAGAAGACATCGTTTCTGACGTTAATGGCGATGCTAAAGTGGATGGTGTTTACCGTGGTCTGGAAATGAATGTTTCCTTCATCCTCAGTGAATGGGATGCAGCAGGGGCACAAGGAGCATTTTGGCCCTTTGCAGCGACTCTAGGCGAAGTCGGTCAGATTGGTCGATTGCTCACCTCGATGAGCAAGACGCTCATCCTAACGAAGTGTGGATCGACTGCTAACCAAGTACCAGCAACGATCACTTTTACGCAAGCAATCCTTAGTCCAGGATTCAACGTATCAACTCTGTTTGCGAACAAACATCGCAAAGTACCTTTGCAGATGTCGATTCTTCCAGTTGGTACAAATAGCACTGCCAACCTACAGCAATGTGAACTGCTTCGCTTCTTTACCACTGCATAATCTTTTCCCAGGAAACTAACGTGAAGAAGTCTGATAAGAATCGTTGCTGGAAAGGTTACGAACCTGTAAAAGGTAAGAAGCCTTACAGCCCAGGTAGTTGTAAAAAAAGTAAAACAACTATCAAATCAAAGAAGAAGTGAGTATCACTATGCCTAAGAAATCCCCCGCCAAAGGCAAATCTGTTCGCGTTCAGGTTGCAGGTAAGACTCGTTCTGTTGGTCAGAAAGGTATTACCCCGCAACCTGGAACTGCTAGAGGTGATAGGTACTGTACCAGATCATCTGGTATACCTAAGTGCAAAGATCCTCCATGCCCAAATGATATTTCCAGGAAGCGTTGGGGATGTAAGGGCAAGAAATCCTACAAATAACATATCCCAGGAATGAACGGTAACTTCGATGGTAAACTCTTCTGGAACATTTTCAGACGGTGGAGATCAGGAGTCTAGTAAACTCAATGACTCCATCCGAGAGAACACTGAAAAGTTAGGTAACCTTACCAAGGTTTTATCCAGTGATTCTCCAACACTGAAAGAGATGAAGTCTAGGGCTAATGAAGTTGCTTCCAGTGAAGTACAAGCTACTGGTCGTAAGTTTGCTCTACAGCAACAAGCTCAACTCGATAAACTCGCAGCTAACAACTTTCGAGCAACTGAAACCATCATTTCAGAATTGCTATCTAGGTTTGGTGGTACTAGCTTTTATCCTGCTCTATCTGCATTTCGTGTAGCTAGAGAATCTGTTGCAGTAGGTACTGGTAAGACTCAAAGCGAACTGGATGTCATGGACATCATTAAGTTCGTCAATGACTCTTCCAAAGAACTGCTGAACAATATGTTCACCTCGTTTGGTGAATCGATTGGTTTAGTAAAAAAGCCTATTGATGATCTAAATGCTTCTCTCCAGGAAACAGCGGAAGCAGCAGCAAAAGCAGCAGAGGAAGCAGCAAAAACAATCGATATTAAATCCATCCAAGAAGAGACTATGCCTACTCTGACAGAGTATGGTAAAGCATTTACTAAAGTTTCTCTTCCAGGAGGTATTGAGAAAGCGACAGTTGATGAACTCAACAAAGCATTAACGCTTATTCAAACAACTGATGAGTTAGCAACTAATTTTGCAGACGTTGCTATAAAAATAGCAACAGCATTAAAAGAGATGGGTGAAGCACCTATTCCTTTTACGTTAGCTGATAAAAAAGAAAGAGAGCAATTTAAAGCAACAACTGCTAAAGAGATGCAAGCATTCGATGTTGCTAAGAATGCTGCTATTGAAGAAAAAACAAAACCTGATGTTACTCCAGAAGCGATCAAAGCTGCGAGAACTGCTGCTGGTATTGCAGGTTTAGGTGTTACTTCTGTTCTTTTAAGCACTGAGTTTAAAGAACTAGCTAAGGTTGCATTTCAAACTGGTACAGCAATGAAAAATGTAATTGCTGGTGCTGTATTAAATCCTCAAGGAATGTCATCAGGTACTACAGCATTACAACCACTATCAGTAGCAGCAGCAGGTTTACCAGCGATTGGTAATGTTTTAGGAGCGAGCATCGGAACTGCATTAGGCGGCCCAATAGGAGGTCTTATTGGTTCTAAGATTGGTTCCATTATAGGATCAACAGTAGGAGTACCGATTCAAGCAGCAGTAAGTATTCTTACTTCTATTGAAAATGGTGTATCACAGATTAAGGATAGTCTTGTAGGTTTTTCTCCAGATGTTACTTTAGCAATCATTGAAAGAGACTTATCATTGCTTGCTGATGATATGCGACGATCTAATCAGATTGGTGATGAAGTTGCTAGAATTACTGGAGCACAAACTAATCTACAAATAGCATCTCGTCGTGCATTTGATAACCTAGTTGAATTAGCTGAACCATTTCTAGTTACTATTGCAAATAGTTTAGCTTTAATACTAAACGCTACTATTGGTTCTAAAAATTTTCTTGAAGCATTTATTCAGGTAGCATTTCCTGTTTGGGGTCAAGTAGTAATTGGTTATGCAAAAAGCATAGCAGCAGGTCTTGATACTTTAGCTGATCTATTAATTCCTAAAGCAGATATCGGTGATATAAACTCAATAGTTAATGTAAGACCTGATCCTGCTTGGTTTGGAAGAAACAATCTTAAAGTTCCAGTAGCTCCATAAACAAATAATGGTGTAATATGGTTTCATATAGAGGTTATGGAGAACTATCTTACGGTAGTATAAATAATTCACTTAGTGAGTTTGGTATTTATAAGTTTCCACCTACATACACATTATCAATCAACGCCAAACCAATAATGTCTGATAATGGTGTTAATGTTAAATATAATAGGTATGAACTTACAGTAAATTGGGTTTTACCATTTGAACTTTTAGGTGGCAGAATTAACCCTGGTCAAAACGATCCTACATCCGTTGATACAGCAGTTTTTCAAATTCAACAAATTTTAATGACACCTCGTTTAGAACTTGTGTGTAAAGCACAAGGTTTTGGTCTTTCTTTTACAAGAAATTCAGATGATGATGATAATCATGGCCCAACTCCTCTTGATTTCAAATGGAAGGTGTTAGCAACACAACGATGTGTTGAAATGTCTTGGACTGTAGCGTTTCATACATCTAATGGTATTTTTTATGATCCTCAAAATCAATTAATAAAAAGAGGTTCAGTAATACAAGATTTTGTCTGGTCAAGGACGTATGATCTTGATGAGTTTGGTGCTGCAACAATTACCACAACAGGATCTATTTCACAAATACAGGCTCAATGGGTTAATGCTAATACTGGTTTACCAATACCTATACCAGTTAATAGGCATGTTGATAACTGGAGATTCATGGCTTATTTTCCAGTACCATTGTACTGCAAACGTATATCTCAAAAATTTCAATATGATCCAACAACAAAAGTGATGAATTTTACTCTTGTTGACAAAGAGTTACCTACAGAAAATGCTTATCCACCTTTAGTAGTTGATATTGATTTATCACATGAACTATCATCATCTTTAGTAGATGCAGGTAAATTCTCTGGCACTGGTTTTTTGACTTGGACTAATGTCTTCAGTGGAAGCATTACCCTTAAACCAGGAGTATCTCCTTTATACGCTTACTTCTTATTTCATTTCTATCTTCGTCAAAGAATGAACCGTGTTAATAGAGAAATCACGGTAGCTGGAGCAACTTTTGGTGAAGGTGTTGCTAAAGATGATACACAAGTACCAATTAAAACTGAAAAAGATCCTGGAACTAATGTAAATGAATCACAAGCTACTGAAAAAGTAAGAACATTACTTACTAGAGTTAGCTACAAAGAATCTTTATTCAGCAGAACACATACATTTAAAGCTGAATACTGGGCATTATATAGCCGAGAAAATTTCATAGCTCAATCAGGTATTTTTTTACCTCTTTATAATTACGCACAAAGAGATGGTAATGAAGTTACTTGGTATGGAGCAACTAACCAAGATGATGAACCTTGGCAAAAAGATTTTAATAGAAGTTCAAATAAATCCAGTAATAAATTAAGTGTTCAATGGGATAGATATCAAATTTACAATGATCTTGCTGTAAAAAATAATAATTCACCTTATGGATATTTATTGTTTCAAGAAACTGGTGTAAATAGAGGCCCATATGGTAGTACAAAATTATTTATACCTAATGATGTAAATGCACAATCCGATGAAACCGAAATAGATATACTTGATCCATATGACTTAGATGCTTGGGATATAGAAAGTAATATCTATTCTCAAGCTAATTACAACAACACAAAACAAGATACATATGCAGGAGCTAAAGCATACATTGATCCAGAAATATCATGGATTGATTACAAAATAAACACAACTCTTGTTGAAGATCATAATACTACTCAAGTTGTTAGACAGTCTTATGACGCTAATGTAAAAACGGGGTTACAATCATTTAGAGATAATAACGGTCAATACGAAGGAAAACCAAATAAGAATACTACAAAGTTTGTCCTTAACAATGCTAATACTTCTGGTGCAGATCAACCAACAGATGAAGTAGTATCTACTTTTAATGGTCAACCAAACTCTGTTGTGATTCTATCTGGTTATGCGATAAGAGCAGGTTTTCCTGTTCCTATTCCTTCAATCCTTAGCTACCAAAATAAAGCAGTATATCGAACAGGACAGGCGATGTACTCCAACAGAATAATTAGTAAAGGTGAAATCCCTGTTTATCTTGCAACTTGGTCAATTCCATATTACATTGACCAAACTAAGCATCGGGATGTTTTTGCCGATCTAAAGATTAATGGCTACACAGGAGAATTAGGCTAATGGCTATTGAGTTTCTTCTTCCCCCCAAAGATCAAACTACAGTCTCGGTTACCGTCGATGAGAACACCAAGATTGAAGTTGAAGTGATCGACATCGTAGAGGCTTTCCAGAGATCGCAGGAAGACTGCGAGAAGCTAGGATCGACAGATTGGATTACTCACTTCGTCAGCAAGATGAAGAACAATCACAGTCTGAAGCTATCCAGGACTGCTGCTATGATGCTCGTCAATGTCGCAACTGGAGAGCTTGTAAAAATAAAAAAATCCTGCTTTCCAGAGGTAGAGCAATCAGGTTCTACAACCTAACTCTACCTTTGGATGACAGAATCATCCGTTACTATGCAACCGTCATTCCTAACCTTGAGGCAGAAGAAGAACTCAAACAACGTGGTAGAGAAGGTCAGCTAACTCCTGACAAGTTTTACTCTCTACTCATATTGTCTGGTGTTCCAGAAAAAGAGGCTGATACTGCTAGAGCAAGAATGGTAATGCAACAACTTGAGAGCAAAAGCCAATGGCAAAGGTAACTAAACAAGATTTACTATCGGTTCAGTCTGCTCCTTATGAGCCATTGGGTTTTGTCAATAACTATTATGGTTATGCCCCCCATCACAGACCTATCTTCTCACGATTTGCGATTCAGCAAATGCTGGAAGATCCGAGGATCTGCTTCGGCTTGGAGTTGATTAAAGGCCCGATCCATTCCTTTACGAAATTCTTCACTGAGGAGGAATCCAAGAATCCTGCTGTTCATCAGTGGATTGTGGCTTCCGATACTTCATTCCCCTATGTCGTTAAATGCGACGATAAAGAAGTGACCGAGTTCATAGCAACGTCACTGCGTCGATTCTGGCAAGTAGGAGCGATTAAAGCCCTGAACGCAATCGAATGGGGTTACAGTGCAGGTGAAGTTATCTATCGTCAATCGAAGGCTGATAGTCGCTCCAAGAGGCTGTACTTTGATAACCTCAAGGACTTCTACGCTCCTGACTGTTCAGCAGTCACACAGAACGGTGGTCTAGTAGGGGTAGAGGTAAACTCTGGCAACCTCAAAGAGTTTTACTTAGCTATCCCTAAAGTCTTCTATCACGTTCACCAGCGAGAGAAGAATCGCCATTACGGTTTATCCCGCCTATTCGGTGCATACGCAGCTTGGTGGGAAATCTGGACTGAGGGTGGGGTTAGGGACGTTCGACGCTCCTGGTACTATCGTAATGCGTTTGGTGGGGGATCAATGTTCTACCCAGTCGGTTACACTCAAATCGATGGTGGTAGCAAGATCAACAATCGTGATCTAGCAATTGAAATGCTATCTAAGTTACGTTCTGGTGGTTACATGGTATTCCCGAACCAATCAGATCAGAACGGTAAGCAATTGTGGCAATATGACCCACCTGTTTCGGCTGTTGCTCCACAAGGTTTGGAAACCTATATGGCAACGCTCACTGCCGAGGAACTAGAGGGTCTTGGTATTCCTCCAGAAGTCATCCAGGGTGGTGGAGGTGGTCTAGGTGCTGCTACAGGTCGTAAGATCCCGATGGTAGCTTTTTACTCCACACTCCAGAAGACCGTGGATTATCTGATTGGGGATTTCGTCAATCAGATTCTAAACTTCCTGATCCCGCTGAACTTCAACAAGCTACCTGATTTTGAGATCGTACCATTAATTCCTATTAATGCATACGGACAAACCAATCAAGAAGGTGTACCTGCTGCTCCTTCCCAGAAACTTGCGGGAGAGGTTTCCAAAGGTTCGCCTACACCTAAAGTAGAGAAGACAAGTTCAGGAACTCCTGCTACTTTGAGTACCTAAATGTTTAAGCTAGAGATTGGTTCTGTATCCATCAAGTGTATTGATCCTATTGCTGTTAAACAAGCAATGGAGAGCATTGGCGTAGACAGTTCCGTTATCTCTAAATGCAACTCAGTAGAACTAAAGCATGGGCCTCGACCAGGGACAGGTCATTTCCTCATGCTGCAATCTGATTTTGATGCTTTAGCAGCAGAGATTGCTACATTTACCAGTAGTGCTTTCTTTCCTAATCTAACGATTAAAGCAGTTGATAACTTTAATAATGGTGCTGCCTATAGTTTTGGTAATTGGACTTTAGCCACTGCTAACACCATTTATGGTCATCCAAGCAATCCTGATGCTATTGTTTATGTTACTGCTGAAGATGTTCGTCATTGGTTAGCCAGAACATACACACCAGCAAAGACATATAATAAGATTCGTCATACTGAAAAAAACGTAGGTGTACCAGCAGGTACAAACAGATATTATAGCGATACCCTAAACGGAAGTAATCTTTGGACAATTAATGATATGCTTGATGATATGGTGACAGGATATTCTGCTCCTATCACTTGGACATCATCATCGTTATTAGCCGACTATTACTTTTTCAATGTCATATCTGGTGATATGACAATTCTTGATTGGTATTCCAGAGTAGCACAAACATTACGTTGTTATTATTACGTCGATACTGCCGGTCAGGTTGTATTTGATGACGCTATGTTTGATGAAGCAGATATTAGTAGTGCCCCTACTATTTATCATATGAAAAATCTAATGATTAACCCACGCAATACTGGGTCACCATTAGAGTCACAAAAATGGACATTAGTATTTGTTACTGCTGAAAGCCTGGTAGGCAAGCATTACAACAATGAATCAGATATTATTGATCCTACAAATCAAAATAAATATCCAGTAAACAATTGGCAGACAGAAATAGTACCATTTACTCAAGGTGCGCAGCAAGCTAATCTTCCTCATCACTCTGCTACTACAATACCACCAACACCCCCAAGTGGTTCCCCTACTACTTTGTTCTTACCAAGTTCAGCATATTGGTCTAACCAAGTCAGTCAAATAGCTCAACGAGTTAGAACGAATATTCATCCAGAATACCGATATGTAAATATACGAGGTTACTTTGCTTATACACCTCGGTTCCAAGGTGATGTGATTGTTTATTCCAATTATGGTGATGGGTTAGCAACTAGCATCTATGGTGTGAAAGAACATGAACTTGATTACCTGACTCCAGAGTTTAAGCACTATGAGAAAGAACTAATCAGAGAATACTGGAAGTTCATTCTTAAATCACCTTTCATTTATCCAGAAGGTTATTCCTATGGATATGCTACAGCAGACATTTACTATCCAATTCTTGATGTACCAAGAAGAACATCTGTTACTATTTTTGATTTAACTAAATCATTACGAGGAATTACAGTTGGCTCTAAAGGTACTTGTCATCAGATAGGTGCTTACTATTATGCTAATTGCTGTACTGAAGCAGTTAGTAGTTCGTCTTCGATTAGCCAACCTTCTAGCTCCAGTTCATCTAGTTCTAGCTCTTCCAGTTCCAGCAGTTCGTCTAGTTCGTCTAGCTCATCCAGTTCTAGTTCTTCAAGTTCTAGTTCTAGCAGTTCTAGTTCGTCAGCATCATCCGGTTCTAGTGCCTCCAGTGGTTCTGAAGGTTCTAGTGGATCTGGATCAGGTAGTGGGTCTGGATCGGGCAGCGGTTCTGGTTCTGACGGTGGTGGTGGTACTTGCGAAGGATTCTGTTCTTATACTTGGAATGGGTCATCGTGGGATTTAGTACAAAACTTCTGTGAAGGTACTCACCCACAATGCCTATGTAGTTATCCTTCCGGCCCTGGTATATTCCCAGGAGAAGGTCGAATTACAATTTGTGTTGGTGGTGGAGCGATATAGGTAGAATATGTATACAGATTGCAAATACGAACAATGTGAAGGTGACGTATCTTACTGTAAAATTGCTTACGAACTTTCTGCAATCAAATCAGTAACATCCAAAGAAGCATGTGAGCATTGCAGTAAAATCCCTAATTCCAGAACACATAACTCGGTAACTGCTTCTTTAGCATTACAAGCAGTACGAACTCACAAACCAGAAATGGTTAAAGAGTACATCTATCAAATCAAACATCTTCTTACTACTGAAGAACCCGATCAAAAAGTAGTTGGTGAAGGCCCAGGTACAGAACTTACTAAACTTCTTTCTTGGTTTGCCAAAGACACTCCAGGATGTAAGTGCAAAGACCATGCGAATCTTATGAACGTATGGGGTGTGGATGGTTGTAGAAATAATATGGAAACCATATTACAATGGCTTGAAACAGCAGCAAAAGATCGTGGAATACCTTTCATCAAACCTCTTGCTAAAAGTCTCGTCAATCTCGCTATCAAACGAGCAGAGTCATGTACACCGAAAGATGCTTCATAATCAATTTAGATGTCCGTAGGGATCGATTACAGCAGTTTTATGATCGATTACCCAAGAACTTTCCTTGGGGCATTCCAGAGCGTTGGCAAGCGATTCATGGGGATTCAGTAAAGCATCCTGATTGGTGGACAGCAGGTAACGGTGCGTGGGGATGCTACAAGTCTCATCTTAATATCCTTGAATACTGCCTGAATAATCGAATTGAGTCATATACTGTCTTTGAAGATGACGCATTCTTTCGAGAAGATTTCAACACCAGTATGCTCACTTTCTATGAGCATCTTCCAGAATGGGAGATGGTCTATCTTGGTGGACAACTCTTGCATGTTGAAGGTAATCCTCCTGAAGAAGTTAATCCTTTTGTATATATTCCCTATAACGTAAACAGAACACACGCCTTCATGGTGAATACTCGCAAAGGAATGGAGATTCTCTATAAATTCCTAAATGCAACACCCTTTGAGACTCACTACCATATCGACCATCATTTAGGATTGCTACACGAACGTAAGAAGCTAAAACTGTTCTGCCCTCATAAGTGGCTTGTAGGTCAATGTGAATCCACTAGCAACATCAGTGGTCAGCAAACAGGATCAACCTTCTTCGATGATCCTCATCAATGCATCAAATATAAAAAAGATCCTTTTGCAGGTTTAGGAACAGCAAAGTTATGATTAGACTGTATATAAATCTTTTTAATTGTGTTGAATCTCAACGAGCTAAAGAATTCGATTATGTTCTAAAAAAAAATTTAGAAAATAAATGGATCGATGAGGTTGTGATTTTTATCAGTAAACTTGATGTTTTTATATTACCTGAATCGTCAAAGATAAAAACAGTAATAACTGATAATCTATATCGACCTACTTATAGTGATTTTGTAGATGAAGCTAACAAAAGAATTACTTGTAAAAATGATATAACAATTATCGCAAATAGTGATTGTTATTTTGACGATTCAATTCAAGAACTATTAAAGTATGATCTTCGATACCATTGCGTAGCCTTATCCAGGTGGGAAGAAAAACTTGATGGATATATTAATTTAGAATGCCCTGTTAATTCTCAAGATGCATGGATGTTTCAAGGTAGAATTAGGCCAATATCAAATTGTGATTATTCATTAGGTATCTATGGTTGTGACAATCGATTTGCATGGCAATGCACTAGAGCAGGATACCTAAATATCAATCCATGTCACACTATCATAATGAGACATTATCATTTTTCTAGTTATAGAAATTCTGGAATAACCATAAATGGCCCTAAAGAAACGGTAATGCAAGTTCCAATAGATACTTGCAATCTCCCACCTAAAAATTCACTAACAACAGGTATTTTTAGCTATAGTTTGTTTGGTTCTGAAAACAGGTATTTAGCTGGAGCTAAAATGAATGCTGCTTTAGTTAAATACGTATACCCAGGTTTTTGGTGTAGATATTATGTTGATTCTTCAATATCAAAAGAACTGAAACAAGAATTGTTTGATATGGGGGTTGAGATTGTAGAAAAGAAACCTGCTATGAATCTTGCAGGTATGTTTTGGAGATTTGAGGCATTAGATTTTGCTGGAGTTGATATGGTGGGTGTACGTGATATCGACTCAAGATTATCTATAAGAGACAGAGAAGTAACTATGGAATGGTTACAATCAAATGCCAACTATCATACATTTAGAGATCATCCATACCATCAAACGCATATTAATGGCGGTTTCTTTTCTGCTAAGAAACCCATATCAAACATATCAGAATTGATATCTAAATATCAACACAATGGCTATTATGGTCAAGATGAGAATTTCTTAAGAGACATCATCTGGCCTGAAATTAAAGATGAATTGATGATTCATTCAACATTTAATACAGGCCCAGAAGGTGCTTACAAAGGAAATTATTTAAATCCTTCATTTATGCAGTATAGGTTTTGTGTCGAGAGAGTGTATCACGATGAGCATGTAGGGCATACAGATCATTCTGTGTTTGGTTATCAACCATGCAATTCAACCTACAGTTAATCAAATCTCACTCTTAACGTACACCAGTCGCTTGATCGCTCTAGTGATTGCAACATATTGTAGATTGTACTCCTGCTCACCCATACTCTTTTCCAGGAGTTTTGGGTGAGGTAGGAGGTCAGGTCGGTAGATGTACACCGTATTAGCTTCTAGCCCCTTGCTACGGTGTACCGAAGATAACAATACAGCCCCCTTGTCCTTCTGATCCTTAAAAAGGTCGTTTATACGCTGTTCGACCTCTTCGCGTGTATTCAGCCCATTGCATAGCACTCGGATGCATGCACAGCGATCTTGGAGGTTTACGAGCTTCTCTTCTGCTCCCCATCGCATCTTAGCAATCTTCTGTTCTTCCTTGACCTCATAAGCCTCTAGCTTATCCAGGATACCAGCGGTAGTCTCTTCTTTGAACTTGTTGATTGTAGTGATGAGTCCCTGTCCAATATCTCGACCCTGAATGTTAGCTCGGATATTGTCCTTAATCAACCGAAACACCAGAGATACGATAGGTGCATTCGTCCGACACACAACCATCATTGATTCCTGCTTTTCGTACCCCTTACGAATATCGCTCATCATCTTGATAGCAGTGGTGTTCTCGATCACACCTTCACCATTAGACTCTGCTGCTTTGAGTTCTGGTACAATCTTGTTAGCTTCAGCAACAATCTTGCTCCCACATCGACGAGTTGTGTTCAAAGGTAGAACATCGACTCCACCGTTCGCACCAAGCATTTCTTGCAAGCGAAACATGCTTTGATTATCTGCCCCAGAGAATCCATAGATAGCCTGATGATGATCGCCAATGCAGATGATGTGATGTCCCTGCTTCAGAATTAATTCCTGCTGTGCCCTGTTGAGATCCTGGCACTCATCTACGATCAACAAATCAACTTTCTTTGCTTTCATTGCGTAGAAAGTAGGCATCCATACCATATCAGTGAAGTCGATGATCGCCCTGTTTTCCGATGCAACCTGGAGAGCCTTATTAGCCTTTTCCAGGATCAACGAGTTACTCGCATCGCTGTTTAGATCGTAGTAATCTCGCAGGTACTCTACTTCTTCTAGAGACAGTTGCAACGCATCTTCTACACGATGACCAATCATGTTATTGCGAGCTAGATCAATGATCTTGCTTACTGTGTTGTATGTAGCCTTTTCTTTCTTCACTTCCTTGTCGCCGTAGACATCAAACAACACCTTATCGAACTTCCAGGAATCGATCTTAGTGTAACCACGGATGTTGCTTCGGATGATCGTCAGTCCTGAAGAATGACAGGTACATGCTTCACAAGACGATGGAATTCTCTGCTGAAGTTCCGTAGCAATCGACTTGTTAAATGCTACAAATCGAGTGGTCTTCCTTTCCACTTTTTGCATCCAAGCATGAATAGCTTCCTGTTCTGGAGAGAGAGTTACTCCAGCAGGAACACCCGCTACGCCCCAAATCATGGTAGTAGTTTTACCGGAGCCAGCTAACGCAGAAACAATCAGATTACGAGCCATTGTAGTGATCCTTTTAAAAAAATTTCTTTCCCGCTAACGCGATTGATTATACTTATTTTCGGCGTAGCCGAAAGAGTTCTTGTACATTTTCTTGTAAATTTTCTTGTACAAAATTTTGTGGAATTACCTGTTGCTTTTTCCAGGAAGTGCCGATACCATTCCCCAGGTCAGATGATTTTTACTAACTCACGGAGGCAGTTATGCTAGTGCTGAGTCGAATGAAGGGCGAAGTAATCTGTATCGGGAATGACATCGAAATCGTGGTGGTTTCAACCAGTACAGGTCGGTGTAAGCTAGGTATAGTAGCACCGGAGAATACAAAAATCCTACGAAAGGAACTTATCAGTGGGAGGCAAGCCAACACACACCCAACCAATCGATCTGGTAAAGAATCGGATCATCCAATCGATCCGCAGGACTAAACCAAGTGTGGTCAAGAGACAATCTCGTAGAGAACACGTTGGGAAAGTGAGTAAACTCCCATTTCATCAATGGATCACTCACATTTTCCAGCACAACGAAATCTTCGATCAGAAACTAACTGATCTGGATATCGTCAACAGTGCAGCAGCAGAATTTTCCAGGAGACTAGCCACCATCCGGTTGCTAATTACTACTCCAGGAAAACTAGGAACTGAACGAGCAAGGTACAACAAAGCAAGTAAGACCTGTTTACTGTCTTTGCGGTACAACGAACGACAGTTTCCAATCTCTGGTTCCGGTAGTGCAGCGATGTCACTGTCAGAGATCAGAGAAAAGTGTTTTCACTACATGAAGATCGATCCTAGATTCTTCACTACAGAGGAAATCAACTGGATCGAAATACAAAAAGAAGACGGTAACGAATACTATCAAGACTGTTGGTTACCGACTGAAGAGGACAAGAAACTTTATTCATTTGGATCACAGCAACTCGGAGTTGCCGATAACGATCCATTACCAATCGAAATACTCGAAATTCAGTGGCTAAAAAGTGCGAAGAAAAAGAAGAAGTAAACCAGCCTGGGATTTGTATCGAGATGGGATTAGCTATTCTCTGTTGTCTCGATTCGTGAACTGCCGAGAAAGATTCCGAATCTACACAGTGGAAGGTCTAAGACCAGCCGATACATCTGACTCGATGGACTTTGGAACGATGTTCCATTCGATCCTAGAAGAACATGCTCAAGGCCGTAATCTTGCTTACCTGAAGCGAAAGCTACAGCAGCAAGCGAAGAACGATCCTGACGCAAAAGCAATGGCAGATCAATGTCTGCTATTGTTCAAATATTACGAAGAAACTTGGCGAGAGAATGATGCTGGTCGTAACTACATTTCCCAGGAAGAAGTGTTTCGCGTACCAGTCTACTTGCCGAGTGGTCGTAAGATTGATCTTCGTGGTCGATACGATGAAATCTATCGAGAGAACGGAGCTATCTGGCTACAGGAAAATAAAACCAAAGCACACATCGATGAACTTGCCTTGAGTAACATCTTGGCACACGATCTACAAACTATGCTCTATTGTTACACGATAAAACTTAAATATAAGGAGGAACCTCGTGGTGTACTGTACAACGTAATCAGAAGACCACTACTGAAGCAAAAGCAAAAAGAAACTGACTTAGATTTCCTTCACAGAATTGAAGATGATATCAAGACTCGACCAGAACATTATTTTGTGCGTTTTCGTACAGAATTTGGTGATGGTGATGTTGAAAAATTCTGCAAGCGTACATTATTTCCACTCCTGGAAAGTGTATGTGTCTGGTGGGAATCGATCAAAGCAAACCCTTTCAATCCGTGGACTCAAGAGGACGGGTCACCGAATCTTCACCATTACGAACGACCGTTCGGGGTGTACGATTCGTTTCGCAACGGAAAAGGAGATTACTTCGACCTAATCACTCGCGGAGTCGATTCAGGGCTAGAACTAATAGAAACAGTCTTCCCAGAACTGGAAGAACCAGTCGTCGTCGGTTAAAATAGCTACTCTTTTTTACAAGAAGGATCATTTTGTGAATCGTATTGCAACTCCTCGTCGTCCCCAGGAAAACAAACCTGCCCAGAAGCAGTTGGTCATTCCTGGGCCTAACGAACTCAACGTACCTCCCGATAATCTGCTGGAATACACCATCTGTATTTACGGGACAAAAGGTATCGGTAAAACTACTTTGACTTCTTCTATTCCAGGAGGTCTGGTGGTAATGACGGAACCCCTGCGAAAGAATCTCAAGATTCGTCAGGTTAGCCTATCGGTTAATGATGTTGACGCGATCAATGAAGGTGCAGCAGATGCATGGGTGCAGTTCAAAAGCATCATTCAGCAATCCCAGAATCCAGAGTCAGGCGTAAAGTGCTTGATTATCGACACTGTAGATCGTCTCTATGATGCGTGTCTCAATCATCACTGTGTCGTTGAAGGTGTTCGTCATCCAGGTGGACTCAACGACTTTGGCAAACTTTGGTCAGTGATTAAAGACGACTTTGAAACTACGCTCAATCGAATCAGAGAAGTCGGTTTGGGATTAGTATTAATCTCCCACACCAAGGAATCTGACATTGAAGTAGTGACTGGTGGCAAAGTCACACAGTATGGGCCTAGTTGTTCAGGTGCAGCACTTCGCTATATCAAAGCAGCAGCAGACTATGCTTTCTTCTTCGGTTGGTTTGATCGTAAGCGATGCATCCACCTCCGAGGTTACGAAAACATCTGGACTGCTTGTGGTGTTCCAGAACGATTTATTTCACCATCTGGGAATCCGCTAGAACTGATCGAAATTCCTGAAGGCGAGACCAAGGGATGGACGATCTTACAAAAAGCATTCGATAACAAAGTCTATGATGCTCTTGAAGAAGTTCCTTCTCAGGAAGCACCAAAACCATCACGTAAACGTAGTTAATTTTCAATTTCAAAAACTGTTGTTTGTTTCATTTAGGTAAGAGGATTTGTCAAATGGCTAAAGCCCCAAAATCAGCGTTCGTAGCAACATTGTCGGCAAAGAAGAATGAACTCATCAAGGCAGCACAATCACAGCGTGCTGGTGGCATCACGGAGTCTTCCGAGATCGTAGAAGCCTACGGTCTGGATGAAGGTTCCCGAATCACGGTGAAGTGCAAACTTCTCGGCGTGAAGGTCTCCTGTCACGAAGAAGGTGCAAACAAGGGACTTCCCTATGTTTCCTTCTCCTATGCTCCTGTCGAGGCTCCTGGTAAGGGCATGACGTTTATCTTGTATCTCCCAGGATACGACCGTAAGACCAAGGAAGTCACCGAAAAGGCAATGACTTGGATTTTCCAAGAATTTCAGGGTTTCGGGTTCGATACCCGTGACTGGGGTGCTGACCCATCTCAAATTGAGACTGCTGGTGCAGAACTCAACAAGGAAAAACCAACCTGCATGGTCAACTTGCGTTGCAGCAAGATTCAAGCAGGTGCAAGAGCAGGTGAACTGGTAGTCAACTTCGGTATCAATCGAGTTGTAGACACCGATGCTCCTGCTCCTAAGACTCTTTCCCAGGAACTCGACGAGGTGATGGAAGCTCCAGCAGCAAAGGTTGCTGAAACTCCTGCTCCTCGCAAGCCCGCTGCTAAGAAGGCAGCAGCATTCAAAGTAGGTGACAAAGTGATCTTCACTTTCACCGATGAGGACAACAACGAAGAAGAAGTGGAAGGTGAAATCACTGGTCTTGAGGGTGATACCTATCAAGTGACGGATGGAACTTACAGTTATGATCTGACCGCAGCAGAAATGAAGAAAGCCTAATTTCTCATTTCTCTCTTGTTCGTTTTCTGCCCACCTCTATCTATGGTAGGGGTGGGTTTTTATTTAACTTTTCCAATTAAGGAATTGTGTATGACTGCTCTTGCTATTGATACCGAAACTACTGGCACTAATTTTCTCTTTGGTGCTATGCCATTCCTAGTTACTGCTTGCGATGATGCAGGTAATACATACTACTGGGAATATAAAGTTGATCCTGTAAACAGAGAGGTTTACAAAGATCCCATCCAAATCAAGGACATGCTCGATGTCTTTAATTCCTATGATGACTGGGTGTTCCACAATGCTAACTTCGATCTAAGAGCATTGTCGGTACTGACTGATATACCCATCGATGAAATCCACAATCTACGTTACGACCCAACCATCTTCTGGGATCACATTCACGATACTCTTATCCAGAGTCATATCATCGATAGCTACGAAAGCCACAAGCTAAAAGACTTGGCTCTACGCTATCTCGACATCTCCAAGGAAGATGAACAAGCACTTCAGGAAGCAGTAGTTGGTTCTCGTAGACTTGCCAGAAGATACAAGGACACCATCTGCAAAGGATGGGATATCGATGGTGATACGGTAGCTGACTACTGGCTACCAAAAGCAATGTGGGAATGCTCTAAGGAAGCACCTATCGAATGGGAAGATGTTTGTCTCACCTATGCTCTACGTGACGTAGAACGAACTATCATGCTTCATGCAGTTCTCTACCCACAAATCGAATCGATGAAAGCTACTGGTTCCTACTATCGTGAGATTCGTTTGCTGGAAACCATCTTACATATCCAGAATCATGGAATGACATTCCGTATGCCATTTGCTATCCAGGAACTCAAGGCAATGGTACAGGAACTTCACGACCTTCAGCGTGATATGAAACGCACTGCTAAAATCTACAAGATAGAAGACCTCAACATTGATTCACCTAAACAACTTAACGAACTAATCTACACCAAAATGGGCTACCCTGTTCTTTCCAGAACGGAGTCGGGACAACCCTCAGTGAGTGCAGATGCAATTGAAGACCTCATCAATGATGACTCTCACCTAGATTTAGACGATAAAAAATTCCTACTAAACTTGCGAGAATACAAACTGGTATCTACTAGCAAAAAGTATGTCTCCAACTACATGCAGTATGCTCTCCCCTACAATACTTACGTCAACAGAAAAGGTATTTATTCCTATCGTATCCACCCTAACCTAAATCAAACAGGAACATCAACAACTAGATTCTCCTCCTCAAATCCCAATGGTCAAAATATCTCTACAGGTCACGAAGAAGATGATGGATCAGGTGGAAGAGTTAAACGACTTAATCTCCGAGAACTCTTCGGCCCTCCTCCAGGATGCGTTTGGTACTCCATCGATTACTCCTCACTTCAGTTAATCATTTTCGCATACGAAGCAAACGACGAAGGGATGATTAATGCATTCCTAAATGGTTATGACTTTCATAACTACGTTGCTTGTGGACTCTTTAACACACAAACACCTTCTAAAGACCAACGAAGAATTGCTAAGAACGTGAACTATGCACTGATCTTCGGAGCAGGTGCAAACAAAGTAGATGCTACTGCTGGTATGTTTGGTGCATACGAACTTTACCAGCAACAGTTTCCAATCGTGGGTGAGTACATGAACCGTATCACTCATCAAGTTCGACGTACAGGTTATGTCCGTACAAAGTTTGGTTATCCACTACGAGTACCAATGGAACAACCATACAAAGGCGTGAACTACATTGTCCAGGGAGATGAAGGTGATATCGTGAAGAACGCGATGATGCTTTGCCATAACTTCCTAAAGACTCATAGCAGTGGTGCTAGGCTTATCATGCAAATCCATGACGAGCTAGTATTTGAATGCAGTAAGTTCAAGGATTTTCCCCTTGAAGAAATCTGCAAGTTAATGATGGAACCAGCTAGAAAAGTTGGTTGGCACACTCCAGTTGGTGCGTCGATAGTTCATCGACACTGGGGTGATAAACAAGATGTTTCTGTTTCTTTTTAGTATAAGGATCAACTGATGCTAGACTTTTATGACTTCTACCGTGTCCACCTCAACCCAACATCTGATCTTCGAAATCAGTATGTAGGTGACTGCCCATTCTGTAACAAAAAGGAACACTTTTTCATTAATCCAGAATCCGGTATGTTCGACTGTAAGAAGTGTGGAACTGAAGGAAACCATTTAACTTTTATTACTGAGTATCACAAGCTGCATTTGGAATCTACCGATGATGGAAAATATCAAGAACTCGCTAGTAGTCGTCCTGGTATCACTGCTGAAGTTTTACGACGAGTACGGTTTGCCTGGGATAGTGTTAACCATCGTTGGCTTGTTCCTTATCAAAACGGTTCTGACTTCCTAAATAACCTAGGAGTGTTTGTTCCTTCCCAGGGATTCAGGATATTCAAAGGGCCAGGACTTCCACTAAAGCTATACCGTCCAATTCACACCAAAGCATTCACCGATAACATCGTTGTCTGTGAGGGTGAATGGGATCTACTAGCACTACTTCCTATCCTAGAAGAAATGGCCCCTGACTACTCTCTTTGTTCTGTTCCAGGAAGTAACTCGTTCAAGGATGAATACGTTTCCTTGTTTCACACCAAGAACGTACATCTGATGTATGACAAGGATGAAGCTGGTAAAAAGGGAATTGCCAAAGCAGTTCGTAAGCTAGAAGGTGTTGCCTCCAGCATTAAATTCCTAAAATGGGATACAGAGGATGAGTTCAATGATGCTAATGGTGAATCGGGTGGTAAAGACATCCGTGATTTTATCTGTCATCACCAGCATTTGCAAAATCAAAGTACATCCAAGCGTAAACCCCATTTACCTAATCTGATTTGGACAACTCTGGAAAGTAACTTCGTCACTCCAGAATCCGATTCTCAAGGTGGTGGTGGGTATCTCGATGCGAAGTACACTCTTCCACCAGTGGAGAAGGTTGAATCCTGGGATGAATTAATTAGCACCTTCCGAGGTAATCTCTACCTTACTCCAGGAAATGAGTACGCCATTGCAACATGCTTCGCAACGATCCTATCTCCTTATTTCCCAGGAGAACCGTTGTGGCTCTTCCTCATCGGGCCACCGTCATCCGGTAAAACGACCATTATTGAGTCATTTGGCGACTCTAACATCTACTGCGATGCCCAGAGCCAAATCAGTGCTAGGATGCTTGTATCGGGCTATAAAACCCCTGACGGTAAAGATATCTCTTACCTCCCAACGCTCAATGGTCGAACCCTGTTGATCAAGGACTTCACCACGGTTCTATCAATGGGTGGACACGAACAGGAAGAACTCTACGGTATCCTCCGAGATGCATTCGATGGTTCCTTCCGCAAGCAGTACGGAAACAATCAGAAACGCATCTACAAAAACCTGAAGTTCGGATTGATCGCAGGTGTTACCAAAGCGATCCACGGTGACAATCGATCTAGTCTAGGTGAACGATTCCTCAAGATCGAATACCTAGAGAAGGAAGAATTCTGTGAGATGTCTCACATTACCAGTGCCCTATCAGGTATGGGTCACAAGGAAGAACGTACCAAAACTCTGATGGAGCATTCTCTAGGATATGTCGATCATCTCATCAACAATCTTCCCAGTGAACTTCCAGAACTCGACGAACAGTTCACCTTCAAGATGTCCCATCTAGCAATGCTAGTAGCTCGACTTCGTGCCCAGGTAGAACGTAGACGCGACGACTCTCTTCTCTATCGTCCAGAGTGGGAAATTGCATCTCGTCTAGCGGTACAGTTCAAGAAGATGTCCCAGTGTTTAATGGTGGTCTACGGTATTAAACAACCTAACAACCACCTTTATAACACCATTAGAAAATTGGCTTTAGATAGTTGCATTCCATTTAATGTGGAATTTGCAAAACGTATGTATGAATATCCTCAAGGTATCACCCGTAACGATCTATCCTATCATTTGCAGTTACCATCTACCAACGTGCATAGGCTCCTAACTGACCTACAGCAATTAGGTTTAATTCAGGTAAGCAAAAGTGTTTCAACAGGCCCAGGTCGTAAAATGGAGCTATACCATCTTTCTCCAGAAATTAGTAAACTATGGCATGTTGGTATCGACACCGACCTGGAAGATAAAGAAATTCCTCCAGAACCATTACCAGAGCAAGTCGAACTTCCCAGAAGAAAACGGATACTAAGGAAACCTATTGATGTCTGACAGTGTTTATTATCTTAACACTCGGATTCTCCAATACCCTGCACCGAACAGTCCCGTAACGATTGCTTCGGTGCAGGGTTTTACATTTAAAACTGACCAGCTTTACTCCCCATCCGTAGAGCAAGCCTACATGGATCAACTCAACCAACTACGTCACAAATTCGCTACTCGACCAGCTATCGACACACTCACCCACGATGTCATTTCTGCATCTCATCTGGAACTTCTCGCTAAAGAAGTCCGAGCAGGTAAAATCGATTGCAACAGTGTCACTCTTATGCAGCACCCCAAGAACGAAGGTGTTGTCATTCAAATTCATTTAAAGTAATATATACTAATTACTTCCTAACATACGGAGCTATATATGCTAACACCAACAGGATCAGGCCCAGGTCAAACCAACAAAAAAGATTATGTATTTCTACTAAAGCTATTAGGTATTACTCTAGTAGCGGCAATTGGTACTTTTGGTATTGAACAGATTGATGTTATTAAATCTTTAGTACCAGCCAAGTATGCAGTCTTTATGACTGCTCTAGTTGTTCCCCTACTAACCTGGATTGTTCAGTGGGCAAGCGACAACCGCAAAGAGATCGAAGAAAGCGTAGAGGACAAACCACCTGCACCACCGATGGTCTGCTGGCTACCACTGCTCCTAACACTTTCGATCCCTGGCACTCTCTTTTCCCAGGAGATCACGGCAACTTCCGGTGACGGTCAACAAACCAATACCTTTCAGCCTTACACACTCATTAAACTGAAATGCGATGGAGAGGGAAAAAGCTATGTCTGGATCGTCCGAAGACTCCCCGATGGATTTCGTCCTGATACCGTTAGGATCGAGAACGGTAAAGAACTGGTGTGGACAGGCCCACCTGGAATGTATGACATCGATAGTATCTTCACCGACAATAACGGAATCCTACAACAACTATTCCATCGAGTATCTATCTCGACTGGGGCTAGTCCAGATAACAAGCCAGTACCACCAGACAACAAACCAGTGCCTCCAGTACCAGATAACGGGAGTATCGTACCCCTACCGAAACCAGGAGCAACACGATTTGGCTACGCAGGTCTTGCATACGACAACGCTCTAAAGATCCCTTCCTCCCAGAGACTATTGGCAGAGAAAATTGCCGAGAACTACGGTAGTATCTCTGCTGCTATTTTCGCTGGTGGAATCGTTGATACTCAAGCAGCATTCAACGAACTCAAGAAACGTAATCAAGAACTTTCTAGTGACCCTTCCTTCCCTGCTTGGAAAGATTTCTTCCAGTATTTGCAGATGCAAGTCAGTCAGGACTGGGACGCAAACAAATTCAAAACCAGATCAGACGTTGCTGAGATGTTCAAAGAAATTCAAGTTGGTCTGTTAGCATCTATCGGAAGGAAGGAATAAGTTGTTTTCCAAAGCTACTATCGTTCGTGAGAAACCCATTCTAAAAGTTGTAAAGGAAAAGAAGATGAGTGTTAAAGTAGACCTAATGAATGAAACTGCTCGTCGTGCTGATACTGTTGGTATCAAACTCAACGTAGCAGAAGTCAAGCGTACTATCTCCATCTACCATGATGTGATGCGTGAGACTCTTACCCCAGAAGAACGCTTGCAGTATCTCGCCAAAGAATTCTTCAAGATCGAGGCTGAGTAATGAACGCTGAAGAATTCGCCATGCGAGTAGCAGCAGTCACCACTAATCTTCCACTAGAAGATATTGAGACTGCCTATGCAAAAGCATCCAACCCAACCGATAACTCAGAACCCGTTGTAGGCATCGATCCTATGACTATTCTAGCGATCATTACAGCAATTGTTCAGGTAATGGAATTCCTCAACAAGAACTGTAACAAACCCAAACTCCTATCTCAGAATAGCCGAATCAGAAATCCTCTGCTGACAGCTATCTTCAGGGCTAGAGTTCACTTCGCAGCAAAGAAAGCCAACTACGAAGGTGATACCCAAAAGCTAGCAGATGCTATGCTGGATGTCGCCCACAACAGTGGCGAAAAGGCTGTTGAAGCAGTCCTTGCCGATCTTAATTCCTATTAATTCCTAAAGGTGAGATATGTATCATTTCGGTTGGGCAGGGCCAAAGCAAGAAAATGACAACATGGATCTATTAGCTTCCCAGGCTAATTCACCTTTAGTCGATGTCAGCATGCTCGATTGGAATGCTATATCCCAGGAAGTCCACGGTAACACCGACACCAACCCAGAGGGCAAACGATTTGCCTTCTGGGATTCGGTGGTCAAGCTCACCGGCAAACACCTCCCCAACACAAACCAGCTATTAGGCGACTGTGTAGCAGCAGGAACCGAAATGGGCATCGAATACCTACTTGCCGATGAAATCGTCAGAGAAGGCGATTTAGAAGCCTACAGACCCGTTTACCGACCTTGGATCTATGGTATCGGTCGAGTCTACATTGGTAAGAACAGAATTCGTGGTGATGGTTCTCTTCTTTCCTGGCAAATGGAAGGCTTGAAAGAGTACGGAGTCCTTGCCGAGGATGAAGTTGGCATTCCACCTTACTCTACATCAACAGGTCGAGAGTGGGGTTCTTCTGCTGCTGCTTTGAACCCTTGGAAAGAGAAAGCAGCATCTCAGTCCATCGACGAATTCGTAGAGATCACCTCCTTTGCCGACCTAGCCAAGTGCGTCATCATCGGTCATATGTTCCCTGTGATTGCTTCTTCCCAGGGATTCCAGATGGAACTTCGGCATGATCGATCCCAGAATTGTTCCTACTTCGTTCCCAGTGGAACTTGGATGCATCTAATGCATATTCCAGCAGTCGATTTCCGCAGCAAGAATCCCCGACTCTATGTTGGCAATCAGTGGGGCTACAGTGCCCACAGAGGACAACTCGATGGGCCTGACGGTGGTGGCTGGGTATCTGCTGAATTCTTTGATAAGTGGGTACGCAAATCAGATACATCCTGCATGGCATTCAAAAAGTTTAATGCATGGAAACTTAAACGACCCTCATTCAACATGATCGATTGATTCCTAATAGTAATTATGATATGACATACGAACACGAATCACCTTACAAGAGTGTTCGTTCGCCCAGGCAGAAAAGAATTTGCTTAAAATGCGATAAAGAGTTTGATTCTGAAGGCCCAGGCAACCGAATATGTCTTCCGTGTCAGAGAGACAATGTACACGTCACACGAAAAGACCCAACTCGTATGATGCATGATTTTAAAACAGGGTCACTAGGAGAATACTGATGAAAAACTGGATTCTAATCTTGGCAGCATTAACCTTGGGGTTTCTGGTCTGTGATGTGGCTTCTGCACAAGATTGCAAGAATGGTGTTTGCTCTCTTCCATCTGCTGTAAAGGAAGTAGTATCTGCACCTGTTCAGCTTACCAAACAAGTCGTAGCTTCCCAGCCTGTTCGCAAAGTGGTTTTGCGTCCGTTTCGTTTGTTCCGTCGATGTCGATAGAGGGTAATATGAAGAAGAGTTGTGGTTCCAAGCATGAAGCAAAAGAGTATGGTAAGTCTGCAATGTCAAAGGGTAAATCCGCTGGCATGAAGAAACCTGCTAAGAAGTCCAGCAAGAAGATGAAGTAACATCATCTCATTCCCCACTCTAAACAAATCCCCTCCAGGTTTTTCCTGGTGGGGGTTTTTTGTACCAGGAGCATCCCCCATGCCTAAACGTACTAAAGTAAAATCAGAAGACATCGGTGATCTAGTCTTAGAATACCGCGATCCCAGAGAACTCAAAGCGAACGAAAAAAACTGGAGACAACATCCCAGGAGACAACGCCAAGCCTATCAAGCTCTCAAAGCTAGAGTAGGTTGGGCAGGTGCATGTCTCTACAACACTCGCACTGGTAGACTCGTAGATGGTCACATGCGTGTTGATGAAGCGATCAAGACTGGAGAAGCAACTGTACCTACTCTCGTTGGTTCCTGGACAGAAGAACAAGAGAACCTCCTACTCGCCCAGCTAGATCCTATTGGCTCTCTAGCAGTCACTAACAATGAAGCACTTGCATCTCTTACCAGTGCCAATCAAAAAGCCTTAACCGATCTCAGCAACGATAACGACCGTAGACTTGCACAGCTTAATCAAGACCTCCAGGCTCTCACCGAACAAGAATCAGCAGCACCATTTATTCCACAGTCTACACCCATCAGGAAACCCAAAGAGAAGGAAGAAGAACCAGTAAAGACTGTTCCCGATGAAAACGATACTGCCTATGTTCCTCCAGAAGATGATAGGGATATCGTTCGTGAAATCATCCATGATGATGTTCGCTTCCCATCCACCGATACTCGACTGATTCCACTACCGCTACAAATCCCTGATCTTCTTCCAGAGTTCATCGCAACAGTCGATATGTTGCCTCATCAAACTTTCAATCGAAGTAGATCGCAAGACACCACTGATCCTAAGACCTACTACTGTATCTCAGCAGTACCTTATCCAGACGACAGAGAAGGTGGCACTCTAGGCTTCTTCTCCGAAGACTATCGCTTTGAGCATGTGTGGAACTTCTCAGCGAACTTCCTCAGAGAACTCATGGATGGTGACTGGCAATGTGTTGTCACTCCTGACTTCTCTAGTTTTGACATTGCTCCTTTCCCAGAAAAGCTATGGGCACTTTACCGTTCCCGCTGGTGTGGTCGTTACTGGCAAGGAATGTCGATGTACATCATCCCCTGTATCCAGTATATGCAGGTTGGTGATGCTGATATGACTATTCCTCTGTCTATCGAAACACTACCCACACCCTGCAAGACTATTGCTCTACAGACTCGATCCCTAACCGATTACAAAGGACTAGCCAATATCATTAATTATGCTGTTGAGCATAAAGGTGTTGAGGGTGTATTAATCTACGGTGGTGCTACTAAGAAAAAATACTTGCATGGTTATATTACTAACCAAGCAGAAATAGTATATATTCCAGACTTTATGACCGACCGTAAACGTGTTTTAAAGGCAGAGCAGTAATGAAGCATCTCCCCCGTAGACTTACTATCCAGGAACGCTACGCACAGCAGCGTGTTAGGGACTCCTTGGAATATCAACTCAACCCCACTCGTGGCGAGAAGTTAGCCCAAGCAGTCATCCGGTCTGCAACTGGCAATGATCGCCACAATATCGACAAAATCATGGAAACAGCAGAAGACTACGTTGCTAAAAACAAGAAAGGTATAGCATCTCATGGCTAAGAAGAAAGCAGCACCTAAAAAGAAACCAAAGCCAAAAAAACTGACTAAGAAGGAACTTGAAGCACAGAGGAAGAAGGACTTCAATCTCGCAACCAAACGACTGAAGAAACAGAACATCACTCTTCAGTCAGGAATTTCTAGTACCACTAGCGTAATAGAATTAAAGCGAAGAGGTTATTCGTCTAAAGAAATCATGGCAATAGGCAATGCATTTGCCGGTAGACGAAGACCTCCTTCTAGTAAAGCACCTGCTGAAAGAATAGAAACTACAGCAGAGAAACGCTTCCGAGCAGAAGCAGCAGGAACTACTATTGGTAAGGCTTCCACCAAACCAAAGGGAGGTAAGGTTAAAGAAAAGAAAAAGAAAAAAGCTAAAACTGTTGCTGCTGGTAAACCAATTGAAGCAAATGTCCGTCAAGGCAATGAAAAGAAATCTAACGCAACAGTCGTTAGTCGTGCTATGGTATTGAAACCAAGGAAAAGTAAAACTTCCAAAGGTTCAAACAAGTCAAAAGGTAAGCAGCGTAACAATCAAGGACGAAGAAGGTAACAACGAGAGGTAATTATGAGTGTACTAAAAGCTAAGAAACGTGGACGACCCTATCTCTATCCTTGGGGTAAATGGCTTAACGGCAAGAAGCATAAGCTAATTCTTTCCAAAGATATCCACTGTACTGTTCATACTTTTCGAGTGAACTTTGTGAAGAAAGCCAAACAAGTTAATCGTAGGACTCGCACACAAACCATCACGCAAGAAGATGGTTCTATAATTTTAATTATCCAGGCAGTTCCTTTAAGCTAAGAGGTATATATGGCTAAAAGCAAAAAAGCAGGTAGTTCCCTATCAGAAGCAGGTCGCACATTAGGACAAAAAGGTGGCAAGAAGGGTGGTCCAGCTAGAGCAGCAGCACTCTCTTCCAGCAAGCGATCCGCAATCGCCAAGATGGGTGGCAAGGCAAAATCTCGAAAACAAACTTGACATTCAGATCCAGTTATCTACATTAAATAGTAGAGCATCTTTCCCGATACGCTCTGCTTGCGAAACCTTCCGGCAGTTTTGATCCTTCTGTCGGAAGGTTTTTATTTTTTACTAATCTTCTATTGCATTCTCGTCGATACAGTTCTATGTTAGTAGTAATTCATTTCACTACTCGTTTCCAAAGGATCAAACATGGGAAGCGACAACACCTGTCCCTACTGTGGTAATCACATCTCTCTCGATGACGACCCACAGTTCGTTGCTAACGAACCACTTCATCAGCACTGCTATTTACTGCTTGGAGCAGAATCACTAGGACTCACACTCGATGAGTTCACCAGCAATGAAATCGATGCTCTCAATCTACATCTGTCAGAGAACGCAGAACAACCAGAAGAAGGAACAAACAATGTCTAATTCACCTATCAAGTATGTCAAACACGAATACCGAGTTAATGTACCAGTTGATGTAACTGTTACTTTTGATCTTGAGGAGGGTGTTTTACCTTCTGAAGAACTTATCAAAGATTGTGCTATGCGATGCATCACACAAAGTATGGGCGTTGATTCTGGCTATCGTAAACTTCGTTTTGATAAAAACGGTGAATGTTATGCTAATGAAATTTCATGGGCAGAACTTTATGCTGAATGTCAAGAAGAAGAATGTAAAATCATTGAGGGATTAGACGATGACCAACCGTAACGGATACTACACCAGCGAAGACTTGAAACGTGCCTGTCAAATGAAAGGAGTTCAGCACGTACTAGAAATCCTACCAGCCCATGATGGGTTTACTTACGTTTGGCTACATCGCTGTAACGAAAAGTTCAAATCCATTAAACCCATTAGCCCTGTGACTCAAGATCCTGCACTAACAATGGAGAATCCGATTCACTTGGTCAACACTAAAATCCATGCCAGTCACTCCTGGCATCCTATTGCTTCTTCCCAGGAAATCTCGGTGAGGTGGCGAACCGGAGATGAAATCTCCAGACACGTTACCATCGATGAAATCCTCCACTGGATCGACAACAACCTATAAGGATCAACCTCATGTTCAAAAACAAAAGAGTAGACTACATACCCGATGAACTTCGTTTGATCGACGAGCAACGTCAAGCGATCTACGAGCAAACCGAAGAGATGATTAATGAAGGTACTCCTTCTTCCAAGAAGCTATCGGAAGAACAGATTCAGCAACTCGCTGATGCTGCTTGTGATCTCCACAACGATATGCATGATGCTATCAATCAGTACATGAATGTAGTCATCACTAACTGCAACATCCGACCTACACCTATAGATGTTTGCCGTGTGAATGTGATGGTGTTACGCATGTTCCTAGAACGCTTTGTCATCGGTCTACTGGTATCTCATAAGACGGGTGAAGTAACCACTACTCAACTACTTTATTACATGAAAAGATACCTCAATCAGTTTACTACTACATTCATTCTTGGATGTGGCAAGAACAAAATCGATCTATCAGATTTCAGCGATATGCTAGGAGATGACCTATGAAGACTTTTGCAGGATTTTGGCGTGATGGGGCGGTAGTGCAGCCAGGGGGGGAGCAGTGCGAAAAGCGTCACTTTTTTGGAATTTTCAAGGATTCTGAGCAATACGTTTTGATTAGTCGTTCTTTTAGTCAATGGCATCAGGTCTACTGGCTCGACACAACAACGCCTACCGAACTCTCTCCGCAAGAAGCGTTTGAGTGTCATAAGGTCATCTGGCCTTCTGCTAAAAAAATTAACAAGTCGCACGATGGCTATTACTTTGATTGCGGAAATGGTAAGCCAATCATCAACTGGGGCAACTTAACCGAATATCCGCCAAAGCAGAAATGGCGAGTGCCAACAGATGCCGATAAGGGGAAGCCGTGTCGAGTCAAAGATAAGGAAAGTGAACAATGGTATGAATCTCGGTTTTTGGTGACAGACGGCAGAAAGTTTTTAGCTCGTCGAGATGAAGATTCTTATGCGTATCCGTATGACTTTTGCGAGGTGCAATATGAAAATTGAAGTTGGCAAGAAGTACACGGATGGTAGCTCAATCGTTGATATTAAATTCATTGACTATGAAAACTGTGCATGGGGATTAGACCAGATATTACGCTCAAGATTCATTGAGTCTCGTAATGTCGATAGATGGCAAGAAGTCATAGACAAACCCGACCCTGGCGAGGGCTGGCGGCTGCTGCATCCTGAAGAAGATTTGGAAGCTGGCGATGAGTTTTGGAGTCAATCAGAGCAAACTTGGATTCCTAGTCTTCGATCGCAAACTATTCAATGTAATGGCTGGTACTATCGTCGTCGCACAACTCCGCAGTACGTGCCGTACACTTGGGACGACAGAGAAGAGTTGCGAGACCGCTGGTTCAAACAAAAAGGCGATGTGTCTTACGAACGAAAGGTCTGTAATATCGAAGTTGAAAAGTCGGAGTTGTTTATTGATGGTTGGGAAGCA